GTGCTCAGTTCAGAATACAAACAAACGAATAAATTTTTAACTTAATAAATAAACAAAAATGGCTGATTTTTCATTAACCACGGTATTCGTGGTTCCAGTAGGGCAAACTGCACTCCCTAGCTCTGGTTCAACACAAGACCTCACTGCAGGTCAAGTGGGTATTTTTAGAAGTGATTATACTCTAGCAACAGCTGGTAATATTGCTGCTTCTCCTTATTTCTACGTAGCTCAAGGTAGAACAAACACTTATTTACAAGGCTCTAAAAGATCTGATAAGATCAAAGGATGTCCTTCTGGATCTGGTTGTAGCTCAAATGTAACAGAATGGTACAAAGTATCAGGATGTCCTACAGCTGCTAACCAAATTACTGATGTAACTAATTTCACTGTACAATGTGGAGAAAGTATCACGTTAACTTTACGTGCTCACTCTTCTTATATTGATACATTGTATTTCAATGGTTTCACTCGTTCAGTGACTATACAAGCTCCTTGTTGTGGTTGTGACGAAAATCCATGTGATGATGTAAGTGATAACACAATCATCAACTTATTGATTGCTAAATTAACTCAACAAGCTCCTGGTATCAATCCTGATAACATTAGTTTCAATACATTCTATACATTCGAAAATGTAGGTGGTACAATATTACGTATTACAGGAAAACCATTAACTAAATATGGTCAACCTTGTGATGTTGCTGCGTTCCCTTTTGAATATGACAGAATGTCTTTTAGAACTTTTGTATATGCTGGTCCAGCTACCACTGCTGACTTTATTGTTGCAGATGCTTGTAACTTAGTTGCTCAACCAATCATTACACAACGTGCTTCTTATGCTACTGGTACTTCTGAAGAAATTGCTCAATTAGAGAAAAACTTCTACAGCTACCAAGCTGGTTACTTGAAACATTTATATAGAATGGGTGGATATAACGAGAACTTCGAGTCTTGGGTATCTACTGGTGTAACTTATAACACATTCTATATCAGATTCAACGAGTATAACAAATCTGAGTACCAATGGGGTGATTACATCATGGAAGATTCAACAGTGATCATTGCTGCTCCAAATTCTATTACAAGTGGTATTTCTGCTGCAATTGAAGCTGTATTAGTAGCTGGTTTAGGTGCTGTAGTAGATCAAGGTATTCCTTGTATCACTACCACTACAACTACATCTAGTGCTCCTGCATCAACAACAACTACAACTTCTACAAATATTCCTTAAGAAGAATAAGAAGAAATAATTATTAAATAACCTATGCCAGGGGAAAGAGGATACACTCATATTCCTCTGGCATATTTATTATAAAAACATGGCAAACTTACAATTAGATATAATAGTAGTTCCTACTTATAATGTATTTACACTTGGTGTTACAGACGCTTCTGTATATCCTACCAATCCTCCAGTGGTGTCTGCACCATTTATTGAGATTGATATACCAGGATTTGGAACCAAAATTTTACCATTTGTTCCTAATGAAACTAATGTATTTACATCTTCTAATTTAGGAATTACAGAACCTGGTTGTAATCAACCTCTTCCTGATGGAATATATAGATTAAAATATTCTGTTGCTCCTGCATATGCAAACTATGTAGAGAAGACAATATTACGTGTTGATAAGCTTCAAGAAAAGTTTGACAATGCTTTCCTTCAATTAAATATGATGGAGTGTGACAGAGCCTTAAGAACACAATCTAGTGTACAATTAAATACAATCAACTTCTTTATTCAAGGAGCAATTGCAGCAGCTAATAACTGCGCAGAATTTGAATCAAACACATTGTATACTCAGGCAGATAATATGTTAAACAACTTTTTAAAATCCAACTGTGGTTGTTCTGGTAACAACTACTTATTAAACTTTTATTAATTATGGCACAATGTTCAGGATGTGGAGCTAAAGTGGGGTGCGGTTGTCAATTGACAAACGGAATGTGTGGAGCCTGCGCTTCTAAAGCAAATAAATAAATTGATATTATGTTATCACCAAGACTATCAAATTGCCCAGAATGTGCTGACATTCCATCTCTACTTAAAAAGATAGATTGCAAGTTAGCAGAACTTGGTAATAATTTGTACAACAATGTGTCATACATATTGAACAAACCTGTGCCTGCTGGTGACATTCTTCAGTTAATAGGATATAGGAGAATATTACAATATAAATATGTAAACCCAAACTATGCACATAGGTACTCTGTACAGATGATTGCTAGTAGGGTTATTCGTCTTACAGCAGGATGTGTCAGTAGATGTAATGAACCAGAACGTTGTTTAGAAGAGTCTTGTGATGTTGATGTAGTGTTAAATCCTACAACTACTAGCACTAGCACATTAACAACTTGTAAATCATATTTATTGTATAACACTGCAAATTCTGCAGAATCATTCTTGATTGGTAATTGTAATACAGGAGAACCAGAAACAATAACTTTACAAGGACTATCTAGTGTTTGTATAAGTACAATAGTGGCTCTTAATGTATCACCAAACATTGTAGTGATGAATACAAATGAGTGTACTACAACAACTACTACCACTGCAGTACCAACTACTACTACCAGTACCACAGTGCAACCAACTACTACAACAACAAGTTCTAGCAGTTCAACAAGTACAACTACTAGTTCTTCAACTTCTACAACAACAACAAGCACAAGTAGTTCTACAACAACAACTACCACTACAATTTTGCCAACAACAACAACAACAAGTTCTAGTTCTACTAGTACTTCTACATCAACAACCACTAGTACTACTACAACAACACCAACTACAACTACCACAAGTTCTAGTTCTAGTTCTAGTTCTACAACTACTACTACAACAACTGCAGTTTAAACCTTTTAAAAATAAATAATATGTCCAATTGCTCAAATTGTTATAACGGATGTACAGAGATTGTCTCTGACAGATGTGTTAAATATACAGGAATAAATGTTCCTGTACTAGGAATCCAAACTGGTGATTCTCTATCATTTGTTGAACAAGCTTTAATTACATTCCTTACATCTACACTAGATGGTACAGGAGTGAAGATAGATCTTGGAACTACAGTGGTATGTGAACTTGTTAATCAATATTTACCTACATGTGGAGATCTTTCTATTTTAGATATATCAAAAGCTCTTATAGAGGCTGCTTGTGATCTTCAAGAACAAGTAGACGCTATTGTAGCAGAGCTTGCTATATTGAATGGTGATTATACAATTGGCTGCTTAACAGGTGTTACAGCTTCTTCAGATACACATGCTATTGTACAAGCTGTTATTACTAAATTGTGTCAATTAGGAGTTGATTTAAATGCTTTAACATTAGAACTCACTACAAATTATATAAGTGTAGATAATATAGATAGTTATATTGAAGCATACCTTGCTAGTTTACCAGGAACAAATTTAGTAAGTAGTAAAATGGTTCCTTACACTCCAATCCCTTTCTATCCAACTACTGTTTTCTTAGCAGGAAAATTTGATAGTACGGGTGCAGGATTAGGAGATTGGACTAGAATTTATTTTTGTAATGGACTAAATGGTACTCCTGATTTAAGAGGTAGAGCATTAGTAGGAATAACAAATGGAATGGGTGGGGGAGTATTTAATACTTTTGTAGATCCAAGTTTACCAGGTAATCCTAATTATACATTAGGTACTCTAACAGGTGCAAATCAAGTTGTACTTGGAGCTACACAGATTCCTTCTCACACGCACACTGCTTCTTCAGCTATAGCAGGAAGTCACACTCATTATACAGTGGTTTCGGGAAGTCTAACAAGCAATAATGATAACAGTCTTTTTGATGGAACATTTGCTGGAAGAAAAGATCAAGGACTAAGTTCTAAAGCATTTAATACAGCACAGGATGCATATGACTATGAATTGACAACCAGTGCTGGTACAGTTGATGGTGGTAAAACTAGCGACTCTGGATTACATAACCACACTATCACCGTTGATAATACAGGTGGTAATCAAGCTCACTCAAATATTCAACCTGTTATAGGTTGTTACTTTATAATGTATATACCTTTATAAATCAATAAGATATGTCATATCCTTTTTTACCAGTTAATCCTTGCTGTACAGATGTAGTTTTAAATAGTCCTTGTGGATGCAGTTCTACACTTCCTAATAGTGGTTGTGGACAAGATCTATGTGGAACTAATGTAATTGTATCTAGCAATGTACTTTATGATGGTCCTGTATTGGATTGCATTATAGTTGAGCCATGTGATACACTTAACGTGATATTACAAAAGATTGATGAGATTATATGTAACTTACTTATTCAAATTAACACATTGAATATTCAAATTAGTAACATCACTACACAGATAATAAATATTCAAGGTGATATTATTAATATAAATAATACATTAGCTGAATGTTGTGTAACTACAACTACCACTACAACAAGCTGTCCTTGTACTACATATGGATATGTTGGACCAAGAATTAATCCTGGTACAATTACATATGTAGAATGTAATACATTAGAACCAATTACAGACACTGCATCTAGCACTGTTCAATTTGCTTGTGTTGACAACAACTATCCAATTATAGAAATTGGTTCAATTAATGTTATAGATACACAAGATTGTTGTTCAAATATTACAACAACCACTACAACTACTATTCCAATAAATCCATTTTGTTATGAAGTTACAGCTGTAAATAGATGTACTGTTTATTGGACAGATGCAAATGGTAATCCTCAATCACAAAACCTTACAGATGGTACAATAAACATTTGTGCTGACGAAGATTCTATTGCAAGTTCTTGTGGTGCAGGTGGAGGTATTTCTATAACTGGAGGAACTGTTGTTTGTACAAATGATGCAATTTGTCAACCGCCTACAACCACAACCACAACAACTCCACCAGCTACTACAACTACTACCACTACATTACCGTGCGTTTCCTACGTATTACAAAGTACAGGTGCTGGTGAAGCAAGTAATCAATGGGAAGCATTTGCTTGTAATTCAAATATTTCAGTGAGTGGAATTATTCCTTTCCCTGGAACAATGGAAACTGGATGTATTACAGAAGGTTCATTATTACTTGGTGCTAATTTAGAAGTTGTTTCTGATGCACCTTGTGAAGAAGTTAGTTGTGAAGCATTTGAGATACAAGGACTTTCTCCTGTAGGATCTTGGGATGCAATTGATTGTTTAGGTAATCCAGTTGGTGATATTGCTCCTAGTGGTAGCACTGTTCCCACAGGATGTATTATTCCTCAAACATTAGTTTTAGATAATGCATATATAAAAGATTATCTTGGACCATGTGGTTCAACTACAACAACAACAACATCGATTCCACCTACAACTACAACAACAACAACGCCTGATCCTTCGTTTTTTAAATATTTTTTCTCTAATCCTGCAATTTCCGCAGCGTTAGCGTGTAATGAAGTAACTTTTCCAACATCTTTATATTCAGATGATACTACACTTAATTTAGGATCTTTCTTATATACAGACATGGCATTAACTACTCCTTTCCCAGGAGCTGCAAGATGGTATAAAGAATCTGGAAGTGGTAAGGTTTTTGCTATTCTTAATAGTGGTGAAATTGCTGGTGAATCAAGTTGTACTACAACTACAACTACTACTGCTGCTGGTATAGGATATGCACAATCATTTGGTGCAGATTTTTTTGATAGTGCAACAGCTTGTCTTGAAACCATTGGAACATACACTATATATACAAATACACCAACAGTTTCTTTCTCAAGCACATTTTATAATGAGATAGGATTAACAACTCTTTTTAATGGGGGAGGTTTATGGTATAAAGAGATGTTAGGTATTGGTGCTTGGCAAATTGGTGCTTCTGGAAATCCACTTGGTTCAGCTCTCTGTTAATAAATTTATAAAATGGCAAATTGTCCCCAAATAAATAATACAACAATAATAGGAACGAGTGCTGTCACATATGATGGCACTCCGCTTCCTTGTACAGGTGTAAACGCATGTGATGATCTAAACACGATCCTTACTAAGTTTGATAATGTTATATGCTCAGTTGTAGATAGTGTAAATATTATTAGAGAAGAAGTAATTAATATTACCGAGGACTTAATGATTATTATAGATGATGTAGAGAACATACAGAATCAACTCTTTATATGTTGTCCTATTTGTGAGTTCACAGGTACAGCTAATGAATTGCTTGTTTGTGATTTTGTTGGAACTGCAGATGAACAATTAATATGTACCTTTGCTGGAGAAACTCACCAAGTTCCAGATCCAACTACAACTACAACCAGTACATCTACTAGCACTTCTACCTCTTCTACCTCTACTAGCACTACTACATCCACTACAACTAATCCCCCTACACCAGAACCTGTTTTTAGAGTGAGAGGAGGTCTTGGCATAGTTCCTTGTTCAGATGGATTTGATGCTTTTGTAGCAGTAGGTTCTGGAGGATTTGTAATAGGAGATATAGTACAATATGTTAGACTTCTTGATACTTCAACTATTATTTGTGGTGAGATTATGGCAACTGACACTCAAGTTCCAGATGCATATATTTTTAGTCTTACACCAGTAGATGTGTGTGGTAATCCAACATATTGTGATATTCCAAATCCAGGATAAAAATTTAAATAAAATTATGATAATAGTAACAACATTAGTAATACCAGTAGGTGGAGATGCTGGACCATTTGATCTTTATACAGATTCAGATGGGTACACAGTTCCGTTTGCAACAAATATATCTGCTGCTGCGTTACAAGCTGGATATAGTTCAACTGTACCTAATGATGCAACAATTGTTAGAGTGGTGTCTGTTGGAGCATGTACAAATTTTATTGATCTAGATATAGATTTGCTTCCAACTACCACTACAACCACTAGCACTAACACTAGTAGTACAACTACTACCACAACTACAGTTGCCCCTACAACAACAACCACTACAACTTTTAACAATTATCGAATTGAAGATTGTATAAATTTAATTACATATGTTTTACCTAAAACATTTGTGTTCACTTTAGGAGAAACAGTTCAATATCAAGTTGGTGTTCCAGGAGCAGGATTACAGAGATGTGGAGTAATTATAGACACTTCTGCTAATTTACCACCAACAGCTTCTCTTGTTGGAGGTGTATCATATCCTTGTGAAGACACTTTACACTGTCCAACATCATAACTTAATAAACCAAAAATATGACAGTATTAATAACATTAACAACAGCTGGGGCTGATTCAGGTCCTTTCAATCTATACTCAAATCTTGATGGGTATGTTGCACCATTTGAAACAGGAGTAAGTAGAGCCGCTCTTTTAGCAGGATATTCTTCTGCTTTAGTTCCTGATTTTACAACAACTATAAGAGTACAATCTACAGGAGATTGTTCAAATTACTTAAACATAACATTAACCTAATACAAATCAACATGACAGTATTAATAACATTAGTTATACCAATTGGTGGGGACTCTGGTCCATTCAATCTTTTTTCTAATTTAGATGGATACACTGTTGCATTTGCAACAAATATATCTGCAGCAGCTTTGCAGGCTGGATATACATCTACAGTTGTTCCTGAAGGGACCACTACAATTAGAGTGGTATCTACAGGAGTTTGTACAAACTATATTGATATACAAGTGAACGTACTTCCTACCACTACAACAACAAGTAGCAGTAGTACGTCAACTAGTACATCAACTAGTACATCATCAACGTCTACAAGTACAACTAGTAGCTCTTCAACAAGTACAAGTACATCTACTTCTACATCTACTTCTACATCTACTTCTACAACTACATCAACCACTACAAGTCCTCCTCCAGCTTAGTACTCATATAATGTATCTTCTCCAGGAAGAGAATCTTCTGGACTAGCTTGTGCAGAAACAACATTTGAATTGACTGTATATTCAGATCTACTTCCATTAGATTTTGGCCATACAGTTTATACAAATACTGGTTTGACCGCTGAATTTGTAGGAGGTAATTTATGGTACTTATGGGGAATAGAAGGCACAGCATATCAAATAGGTAACGATGGAGTAATTACTGCTTTCTTTAACTGCCCTTAACAATAAACAAAAAATCATAGTTTGTTGGTTTTCTGTGATTTCTCCTCAAGATCTTCTTGGGGAGTTTTTGTTTCTAACTAATTTAGTTATAAATAATTACAGCTCTAACCAAAATTATTTGGAATATATAAAAACTATTGTTTATCTTTACAATATTTTTTAACTAATATGAATACATATGTCTGAAAATCAAAGCTTGTTATATCAATTAGAAGAGTTATTAGGTCAGAAGAAAAGTAAAAAATTCTACGCTGAGAAGTTAGGCATAAGTGAATATGAAGTGAATGAGCTCATGAAAGAGCTTAGAGAAAAAGATACAGAACCTATATTAAAAAACTACACAGAAGAACGTAAAGTTAATGTTGAAAAAGGTACAATAGAAAGTACAATAATTACTGACTATGAACCTAAAGATGATATTGAGTTAGCTCAACTACATAAAATAAACCTAGACAAGTATGTGATTACAAACTACTGGTCTAAAATGTTACCAAGTGGGAAGTTCACTTCCTCAGTTTTTTCAAAGAGAAAAGAAGCAAAAGATTACTCACCTGAGGACTTTGCTAGATTTTTAGAAAACTACAAACCAAAAAACATAGAGATTACCAAACCAGGTTTTCACATACATAAAAATCTTGTAGATGTAGAAATCTCTATAGCTGATTACCATTTAGCTAAGAAAACAATAGATGGTGACAACAGTCCACAAACAAGAGCTAAAAGATATTTTGATGTGGCTCAATCTTTGATTGAGAAAGTGAAAGCTAATTATGATGTAGATACAGTGATACTTCCTATATCAAATGATTTCTTTCATACAGATAACTATCAAAACCAAACTACACAGGGTACACCACAAGATACTATAATGGACTACTCAGAAGAGTATGAACTAGGTTTCAATGTCTTAGTTGAGACTATTAATATGTTAAGAGAGTATGCTAATCAAGTGGTAGTAGTTCTTGTTCAAGGAAACCATGACAGAACTAAATCTTTTTATCTAGCGCACGCATTAGATGTATTTTTTAAAGACGCTATAGATGTAGAGTTTATAAGAGAACATTCAGTTATCAAAGGAATCACATTAGGAAATACATTCATTGGTTGGCACCATGGTAACTGTAAGTTGGAAGATCTTCCATTGTTGTTTGCGACACATCCAGAATACAGCAAAGCATTTGGTAATGCTAAATATAGAGAGGTGCACACAGGTGATAAACATCACTACATGGCTAAAGAAGTCAAAGGGGTGAGAATACAACAAATGCCTAGCCTATCAGGAATTGATAGATGGCACTTAGATAATAACTTTGTACATTCAGTAAGAGCTGCTCTAGCATTAGTATATGACATAGAGCTTGGTAAGGTTGCTGAGTTTGAAACTAGAATATAATTATGGCAACATTAAGAAAATTAGTCAGTGATGTTAGAAGTGTTCATAAGATACTTTCTACAGATAGTCTTATCACAGATAGAGCTATTGCTTCTGAGATCAGAAACAATGCTCTATTACTCATTAAGAGAGAAACCAATCTTAGAAAACTTTGGGCAACTGATACATTATTTACCACTATTCCTTGTTTAGAGATGATAGAGGTGCCTATTTCTGAATGTTGCAACTACGTAGACGAATGTAGTATTGCTAGAACTAAGTTTAAACTTCCACGTGTATCAGAAGGAAATTACCAATATGTAATACAAGGAGTTTATTCTATTAACGCATTAGGAGGTCAAGGAAAGAAGTTAAAAGAAATAACTGTTAACAGATACATTAATCTATTGAAGCTTCCTATAATTAAGAAAGAAGAATACTTCTGGATTACTAATGGATACCTATATGTAAACAATCCATTGCTTAGATCAATTAGGTTTGTAGCATTGTTTGAAGAGGATGTAGAGAATGAAATCATGTATCCAGAATGTGGATGCGGAACTCCAGAATATACAGTTGATCAAATCTGTAAAAATCCATTAGATAAAGAGTTTGCTCTTCCAGGATATTTAGAACAACAAGTGCTACAACTTACATCACAAAAACTACTATCTACTTATTTTAATATCAAAACTGACACAAGTCAAGAAGGAATAGATGGACAAGCTCCAAACTCAAAATCAACTACTTAATGAGAACAAAGATTGATTGGAGAAGTTCTAGCAAGGACAATTATAATAATTTCTGTAAAAAGCACTCATCTGTAAAATTAACATATGATGAATGGAGAAACATATTATACACTTACAATGAATCTTTTAAAGAATACATATTAGAAACAGGAGAGAAGGTAAAACTTCCTTTTGGATTTGGAGAGTTCTCAATTAATAAAAAGAAAAGAAGAAAACTAAAGAACAATATAGATGGTAAAGAGTTTGTAAACCTTCCAATAGATTGGCAAAAGACCAAAGAGAAAGGAAAGGTGATATACAATTTCAACTACCATACAGAAGGATTCTTTTTTGGTTGGATGTGGTTTAAATCCACAGCACGTTTTAAAAACTCTGACCTATGGTATTTCAAACCTTCTAGACTTACATCAAGACTTCTGTCACACTACTTAAAGACCAACGACAAGTATCAATACATTTATAATCAATGGAAACCATAAATTATGTCGTACTACTATAAATACAATTTCGTATCCCCAGAGCCAGTCTATTCAACTGTTAAAGAAGAGCTTAAAAGCTATTTCGATACTGGTGCAGTGGATGATCTTTTATTTCCTACTTACTTAGACAAAGCTCTAAAGAAGTTGGGAAGAACATCTTTTGTAATTAGTGAAGAGATTTTATTTATAGAAGATTTTCAAGCTAGACTTCCTGATAACTTTTATGCTGTAAGAGAGGCTTGGATGTGCACACAAGTAGCAGGTTATCCATATCAATCAGCTAACTCATTCTATTCTCAAGCAGCTTCTGCTACAACTATTCAAGTGGCTCCATTAACTATTGGAGGAACTCCTTGTAATAGACCTGGTTGTCAAGTTCCACAATGTGATGGTACATGTATGCCAGAACTTGTACAAGCTGTATATAAAACAAACAACACTGTTACTAGAGGATATACTCATGAGTATTTACTTAAGCCTGGTAACATATCTGCAAGACAAAATTGTGGAGTGGATTATACAAGTTCTTGGGACTTCTACGCTGAAGCTCCACCTGTTCATCAATTTACACCTGGTGCTGCTAGTCATGACTCATTTGATATTAGAGATAACAAGTTTGTTACCAATTTTAGAAATGGAACGGTTCACTTGTTATTTTATTCTACAGAGTATGATGAAATAGGAAATCAAATGATTCCTGATAACTATCGTATTAGAGAGTATGTAGAAGCATTCATTAAGTTTAAGATGTTTGAAACTCTTACAAACCAAACTAACGATGAAACTTTTAATCAGTTACAACAAAAGATGATGTATCATAAGCAAGCTTATGAAGAAGCCTACATTATGGCTGATATTGAGATTAAGAAACAAACTCCTTGGGAGAGACAAAGAAGAATCAAAAACGATCTTAAGAGATTCAATATGTATGAACTTCCTAACCGTACTAATAGATACGGTAGAAGACGTAATAATTAATATACATCATGGCTGAAGAACAAAAAAGTAATATCAGACAGGAATATAACAATGCTACTGTTGGTTTAAATATGGATCAAACTTTGAACCAGATTAAACCAGGTACTCTTACATATGCACTAAACGCTGCCTTAGAAAACTTTGATGCTAGTTCTGTAAACTATCAGAATGAACAGGGTAATGAGCTTTGTGTAAATTTCCCAGAAGGATTTACGTTAATTGGTACTCACTTTATTGGAGAACAAAACAAACATATATTCTTCATCACTAATCCTAATACAGGAGATAGTCAGATTGGGAATATGGATAACAATGACTGTGTATATCATATATTAGTTAATGCCCCATGTCTTAATTTTAATATAAATAATCCAATACAAAAAACTGTACATAGAATAACAAATTGTGCAACAGAAATATATTGGACAGATGGGTTAAATCCTAGGAGATACTTAAACATTAATAATATTCCTTACATACCAACTGTTAATTCAGATCTTTGTGATCCTTCATTTACAGATGAATTAGACTGTAATCAATTAAAGATACAACCTAATTTTAGTATTCCATTACTAACCATTTCAGATGTAATTACAGGTGGAGAATTAAAAGCAGGAGTTGTACAATTTGCTATACAGTATTGTGATGCTGCAGGTAATGCATTTACATCATATTATTCTATTACCAATCCTACACCTATTGCTGACCCTTTTATCACTACAGTGAATTATAATTACACTGTTGGTAAATCAGTGGTAGTTGATATTGCAGATCTTGATATTTCAGGACAATATCAATACTATAACTTAGCAGTGATTAGCACTGTGAATGCTATCACTTCTGTACAATTAGTAGGTACATTCTTTATTGAAAATCCTACTGACCAAGTAATATACACAGGTCAGAATGTAGATAGTGTTCGTCTTACCATTTTAGATATATTTGAGAAATATCCTTATTACGATGTTGCTCAAGATGTAACAGCTGTACAAGATATTCTTGTATGGGATAATCTTACATCTATAGATAGACTTAACTATCAATCTATTGCTAGTCAAATCAATCTTGGATGGGAAACATATAGAATCCCTTCTGATGAAAACTATACAGATGAATTAAATGCTACAAACTTACGTGGATATCTACGTGATGAGGTGTATGCATTTGAAATAGTGTTTCTGTTAAAGAATGGAAAACAAACAGATGGTTTTCATATTCCAGGAAGAATGATGAATAACAATGAGATAAGTCAACCACTTGTCCCAGAAACTAATTATGACTTTGTAGGTGAACCTACCACTGTTGATCCTATAACAGGACTTGGGTATAGTCCTTATTGGAAAATATATAACACAGCTTCCGTAACAGGAACTGCTATTGGAGATCCTATTGGTAACGCTACACCATATGAATATGGTGAATTTGCTTATTGGGAATCTACAGAAGAGTATCCTTGTAACCAAGATGTATGGGGAGATCTTGCTGGTCAATATATCAGACATCATAAGTTTCCTGATGTTCTTGTAAGTCCTATATATGAGAATCCAATATTTGTTGTAGGCCCTGGATTTAAACCAGTGATGCAGAACGATGCAGTGTTCCCTATAGGTGTAAGAGTAAATGTTAAACAAGTTAGTCAATTGATTGCTGACTCATCATTAACTCGTGAACAGAAAGATGATATTGTATCATTTAAAATAGTTAGAGGAGATAGAGGAACAAACAAATCTATTGTTGCTAAAGGAATACTTCGTAACATTGGAACATATGAAAGACAAAATCAAACTTTCTATTATCCAAACTATCCATACAATGATCTTAATTCAGATCCTTTCTTAAATGAAAATAACAATGCATATAGTCAGATATCTGAACCATGGTTAGTTATTTGTACAACATCTGGAACTTATCAATATAATGATCCTAATACAAATCAGATTGGTATAGGCACAATGGTTGCTGGAGAAACATATGAGTTTTGTTCAACAACTAGACCTACAACAGTAACTGGTGGTGCAAACATTGGTCCTGCAAACTTTGATTCATATTATATAACTGGATGTTCTGGAAGTAAAGGATGGAGAGCAACATGGGCAGATCCATTTACTACAGACAACACTTCATTCACATTAAATGATGATTTCTTAGATGGTAATAGTGCCATCTTTGGTGGAGGTTGTGATTCACGTGGCGCAGTAGTTGCAGTTGGTGGAAATGTAGGTGCAGATTGTAATAATCCCTGGTATGATCCATTTAAATGTGATCCTGTTCGTATACTTCGACCTGAAGTGATTCAACCTCTTGGAGTTGTAGATTTTAATGTAAGTAGAAGATCTACAAAAAATTGTAAGGGTGAAACTCCTCTTGATGCATTTACTGGTGGAGCTTTAAACTACAGACAGATATTTAATTCTCCTGAGACATCATTTGGACAACCGTTCTTAGGTGATGTTCTTAAGTTAGAGAATGTAATGTTTGGTGCTGGTAGAGCACACTTTGTCCAAGTGAACGGTAATGCTAAATACAAGCTTCTATCAGAAGAAGCTCAGAGAGATGCATTAGCTAGTTCTGAGTCATTAGGAAAGGTTTCAAATCCATTCAATGCTTCGTTCATGTTTGCTGCATACCAATCATATCTAACAATCTATGTTAATGGTATTACAAGAAAGAACTATGCATATTCATTTAACTCAATAGCCAACTATGACTATTACGGAAACATAGCTAACGATCTTGGTATCAAACAAAGATCTATTGATTTTGCTCGTTATCTTATTCCAGGTGTTCAATCTGTTGGAGAACCAGGCGGTATCAATGTGAATAACTATGAAAGAGAAAGTTCTGTATACATCAAAACTATAGATGATAGAAATAGTAATCCAGTTACAGCTTTAGAATTTCCTAGTGATACACCAAGTCTTGATGTATCAGGAACTCCTATAATTACAGATGTATCTAGATTCACTATTTCAAGTAGTGGTGTGTGTAATTCTCCAGCTAAAGAACAGGACATTCAGGTTGTTTCTTATTATGCTTCTATGAAGAATACATTTGTAAACCAATGGGGACAAATATATTCGTATGTTACAATTGATACAGGGTTTCAAAGAAGGGTGGATATAAACTCATCAGAGATTGCCACTGTATTTGGTGGCGATACATTTATTTCTAGATTTACATTCAAGACAAAGATTCCTTATTTCATTGATAATAGAGTGAATGCTCCTGATGATTCAGATATATTCTATGATGAGATTGGTAATGTTGCCTATCCAAAATACTGGCACTCTGCTAGATCTATACTAGAAGATTATACAGTTGATGGTAAAGTGATGTCAAACATCATTTCATACAAAGCTCATAAGTTTGATTGCCCTAATGATCCTTCTGCTACACCTCCACCAGATGCTGGTTCAAATAGAACCTACTACGATGGATTCTTTTATTTGTTTGCATATGGTATTCCTAACTTCTATTGTGAGACTTCTTATAATCTAGATCTTAGACAAGCATTCAATAATAGAGAAGGTGATTTCTGGCCACATGTATCTACAGGTATTCCTGATGATTGGGTACAAGAGGATTACGTATCTATTGCAAACGATAATACGTATTCATATAATGTAACATTCTCTAAACAGAATAAAGAGAACACATTCACTCATTTACCTGCAGACTGGGCTGACCAGTTTTGCTATACATATTATCCATTTAGAGCAATCTATTCAGACTCACAATCTGTAGATGCTGATAATAGAGTTAATAACTGGTTAACCTATAGATCATTATCATATTTTGATTTCCCTCAAAACTACGGAAACCTTATATCATTAGATGGTATTCAGAACAAAGCTGTACTTGCTAGATTTGAAAACAAATCTTTAATGTACAACAACTTATTAACTATTGATACAAGTAACCCTCAATCAGCCTATGTAGGAAATCCCAATCTATTTAGAGGTGCTCCTCCTATTGACTTTGCTGAAACAGATCTTGGATATGTAGGAAGTCAAAACAAGTTCTTGTTAAAGATTCCTCAAGGACAAATAACAGTGGATGCTAAGAGAGGACAAGTATTCTTAATTTCTGGAATTCAAGCTGTAGATCTTTCTGGATACGGAAGTGGTATGAACAGATTCTTTACAGACCATTTAGCATTTGAAATACTTAGATACTTTCCAAATGTTAATATAGATAACAACTTTACAGGAGTTGGACTTCATGGTGTATATGATAGTAAGTTTGATAGAGTCATTCTTACTAAATTAGATTATATTCCTATTGATAAAGATGTTAGATATGATGCTGATTTACAACAGTATTATGTAGAAGATATAATCAACGGACTTACGTTAAAAACCCAAGTGTATTTAACAGATTCTGATTATTTCTGTAATAAGTCTTGGACAATATCATTCAACTTCAATACTAAAAGTTGGGTGTCTTTCCATAGTTATATTCCTAATTTCTATATAGCAGAAAATAATTTCTTCTATTCAGGAATTAATGGATGTTGTGATGATGTTAATTTCTCAGCATTAGTTGGAAACTTAATTCCTCCTCCAACTACCACTACAACTACCACTGTATTTATTGTTCCTACCACTACAACTAGCACTACATTTGTTGCATTAGCGTGTAATTTAGTAGGAATAGCAAGTGAGTTATTCTGTAACATACAAGGAACAGGTGTAATCACTGTACCTTCTCCTTCTACAACAACTACAAGTACAGCATGTGCTAGACCTTCTGGATTAGACTTATTTGGATTCTATACTGGATACCAAGTTGGAGTTGATCCTCCAGTTGTTTCTACAGCAAGTCTTATGGATGCTTGTGCTGCAATTGCATTTACAAACTCCGTACTTGTAACAATGACTGGTTTCTCAGTTATGGCTACTAGTCTATCTCTTGGTCAAATTGTTTATTATGGAACAAGTAATGATTGTACATTAGCTCCTGATGGATGGTATTTTGGAGATGAGAGTAGAGTGTATGGATTTGCTTATCATGTAGTGGGTGGTATTATTGTAGAGATTTCAAATTGTGAATTTGGAACAACAAGTACAACTACTACATTAGTTCCTAGTATACCAACATGTTGTGGAATATTATTTAGTGAAGGAGCTGTAATAACACTTCTTAATACAGATGGATCTTTAAATACATTATCAGTGCCAGGATATACAAGCTCATATGGAATAGAATTATCAGCAAATAAATTTTGGTCTATAGACACTCAGATTGTTGAATGGAATATTACAACAAGTCCGTTCACTGCAGTGTTCAATAGAAACATAACTCTTCCAGTAGGATTTACAACTGCTTCTGGTATATCATCATTGAGCGATACATTATTGATTGCTGTAGATTCATCAACTAGTCCTCAAGAAGTAGTTCAATTAACTCTTCCTCCTGTAACTATTCCACCGTCAGCATATTCTGCAACTATGACTACTATGTTCACATTACAAGCAGATAGAGTTGCATTAGGTAATTTCCTATATACAAGTTCTGGTAAGTTATTGATACTTAACCAAGATTCAGTATCTTCAGACTACTACCTTACTCAATACGATTACACAACAAATGTGATTGATCTTGATATAAATCTTGGATTAATTATTCCAACATCTATTTTTGAATGTAGTTGTAGTATATACGTAGTAGATAATGCAGGAGATGTTTATTTAGTACAGTCAGCTCCTACTTATGCTTTACTGTTTACAGCTAACTTTGGAATAATTCCTAATTCAGCTGCACAAGCTAATACGTGTGTGATATGTTCGTTAACAGATAATGGAAATCTTACCACTACATCAAGTACAACAGTTGCTGTTTTTAATTATTGCTATACTGTTCAAGTGAATAATGAGTGTGAGATATCCTGGATTGATTATGCAGGTATTCCTCAAAGTCAAACTGTCATAGATGATACAATTTATATATGTGCACAAGATGGATCAATCACTGCATTATGTACTTCAGGAAGTTCAGTAGCAGTTTCAGGAGGAATAACATCTTGTGTAAGTGATGTACTTTGTCAACCAACCACAACCACCACCACTACAACAGCTGCTCCAACCACCACCACTACAACAACTATTCCTTAATAATATGTCAAAGACTTTAACAATAAAATTAACAATGTCTGGACCAAATGTTGGACCATTTAATATCAGCGATCAGTTTGGTAACGTTATTGCTATGGATGTTCCTAAAAAAACATTAGTTAGAGGAATTAGTTATACAGTGAATGATAATGTTAGTATTATTGTAATTGAATCTACAGGAGATTGTAAGTTTAAGAAAAGCTTCTCTCTTACTGAATTTGATATAATAGAATATGCTAATACAGAATACAATCAAACCACCACAGCTTGCTTGTGGAGACATTTAACTAATGTACAATTGTATAACTACTTCTATGGAAATATAGAACCTTACATCATTGAATATCCTTTTGCATACGATTATCAAGATGAGATATTACAGAATGTAAAAGACTACACTAAGGCATATAAATATCTTGATATACCTGATGGAGTGTTTAATGATAACTCAAGAATAGAAACAAATGATGAGTGGTTTAATAAAGCTGTTCTATATAACGGACAACAAAGCTCTGGTATATTAGAACTGGTTGCAAAACCAATGAATAACTTAAAAGCTTATATGCAATACCCCATCTTTAATACTGATAGCAAAACAATCACATACACTAAGAGTGATAACTTCTATCAGTATAATACATTCTGGGCACTAGAGAAAAGTTCTCAGGTTCCATTGTTCAACACAACTTGTGAGAGTCTTTCTATTGATAAGATTGTGAATCAAGCTAACATGGACTATGGTCCTAGAAGCTTTAAGAAAGCAACGCTAAGAGCAAAAGAATTGAAGGTGAGACACATTCTTGATAACTCTGCTACAACACATTTAGTATCTCAATTTATAACAACACCTGCACAAATCTCTTACAAATAATGAGTAGTGGTAAAGTAAAATGCACATGTGGATGGAGTTGGAACAAATCTGATTCTAGCAAGAAAGATATGTACATCTGTCACGAGTGTGGTAGAGACAATAGTAACAACATGAGGAATGGTGGTGATATACCACAAGCACAAGATGGTATACAAAAAATGTCTTCTAGAGAAAAAAGAGGACATCAGCTTTTGCATAAAGAATCAGAAAATGCAAAAAAGGATAAACAGGAATTACAAACTACAGGAAAAATAAAAACTCCTCGTTCTATTGCATATAAATCAAAAGTAAAACCACAACCTGAATTAAAGCAAGATAATAGAACTGATTATGAAAGAGGATACGATGAAAGAAAAGGAAAGTTAAAAGAATTTAATAAAAATGTAGTTAGTAAAGCAGATGTTCTTACTGACATAATGCAATTAGGTAATTTTATTCCTCATCCATATGCTCAAATAGTTGGAGAGTTAGGAAATGTTGCAGGAGCAGGAATTGATTCTTATCAAGCTGCTAATGATTTTTCTAATGATGAATATGGTTCTGCAGCTATAAATGTAGGCTCTGCTATATTACCTTCTTTATTAGAAGCAGGAAGTTTTGCTAGAAATAGTAAATACTTACAACCAGGAGAAGTTATGTATCCATTAAGTCCACAAGCATTTGGTAATCCAGCAAGAACAAAGTACCTAGAATTATTTAATACAACAAGAGGAAGTAGTCCTTTCAAAACAAATGTAAATAGAACTTTATTAGGAACACTTGGAGCTGAAACAGTTTATGATATTCCTAAACAAAAAAATGGAGGATGGTTAGATAACTATAATGATTCTAAAACAACAGCTCCTGAAGGAATGGTAGGAGATGGATTCTCTAATGTAGGTAGAAACTATTCTCCTGCATGGGGTGGACAGTTTCAAATGGGTGGATCTGTTTATCCAGTTAATTATGTTCCTCAAGCACAGAATGGTAAACTAACTTTCTTACAACCAACTAGTGATAAGTTACCACAAGGATATAGAATTCCTTATGATACTCCTAGTTCTGAAAGAGCTATGTCAATAGGAGGAGAAGATGGAGAACCAGCTTATTTAATTCCTTCTTTTAAATATGGGCAACCACTAGATGATCCAATGGGAGAATTTAGAAAAACTAGAGAACATCTTGGTGGACCATTTAAAACTTGGCAAGAAGCAGATGAATGGGAAAGAACTGTAAGACACCCTGCTGTTGAGAAAGGAGAAAACATAATGTTCCCTCAAGAAAAATTTGCAATGGGAGGTTCTATTCCAGGAGCTGTAGGATTCACATACGCACGCACGAAAGGTATTCCTTCCAATGGTCCATATGCAAAGAAGACATTAGCTAGTGCACAGAATGGTGTGGACATGTATGAAAACCCTATGCTTGCAAGAAGAGTAGATAATCCTAATGTAAATAGAAGTTACTACGATCCTAGGTTAAACATAATGAACATAGGAACTGATTACAATACATGGAAGGATGAATACACTGGTGAACTATTAACAGGAGATGATTTAAAATACCATCAAGATAAAATGTTAGCACATGAAAACTATCATGCTATACAACACTCACAAGATAGAGATAATTATGATATAGCTCATGGTACAGAAAATGAGCAATGGGCACGAATGCAAAAGCGTCCACAGATGATGACCACTGATGCTGTTTATAATAATTTCTATAACAGAAGTGATTTTGAAGATGAACAAGATTATCAAGAGATGATAAACAGCTATCCAGAATCAAGAATCCTTAATGAAAACTTATTATTTGATAAAGTTCTTGATAGACAGAGATATGATAACCCTGCAAATTTAGAAGGAGAAGCAAAGTTTTACGAAGATACAGGAGTTGATATTAGTAAACAACAATCTGAA